TTTATATTATATCGTCTTGATTTAAATAAGCAATTAGTTGCCATTATATATATTATATAGAGAAAGTAAGTATAATTTATAATAAATAAATATTATACATTATATATAATTATACAAATGATGATTTAAATAAGCAATTAGTTGCCATTATATATATTATATAGAGAAAGTAAGTATAATTTATAATAAATAAATATTATACATTATATATAATTATACAAATGAGTTCAGGAAATCTTGAAAAATTAAGAAACTGGATTGTACTAAATGGTGGTTTTGTATCCCCAAATATTAAAGTAGTTACATCAAAAATAGGAAATCGAATTGAGCGTAGTATCTATGCTATTGATACTATTACAGAAAATTCAGAATTAGTACGAATTCCCAAAGTTTGTAGAATAAATGGAGAATTTATATATGAAATTCCTGGAATTGAGAAATGGATTAATATAGATGAAGAAGAATTAATTAAAAATAATTTCTATATTAAAATAATTATTAATCTAATTTATCAAAAAAGTTTAGGTAAAAAATCATTTTTTTATCCATACATAAAATATTTACCTCGAAATATAGATTTTGAAGAGCATCCAATATATAATTATTCAGATGATTTAATTAAAGAATGGAATAAATGTTCTGAAACATTTGCAGTTGATTTAAAAAATTTAATGAGTAAATTAAAAATAGTAAGTAATTTTATTGAAAATTGTATGGACAAATATCCAATAATAGATTTATCAAAATTTGGAGAAGAACAAGATATTTTAGGAACATTAATTAAATGGGGCTTTATGATATTTCTAACTAGAGCATGGGACAAATACGGTTGTGTTCCTTTTTCTGATTTTTTTAATCACAAATCTACAAATCAAGCAATCTGCTGTAATAATCCAGACAATGTGAGAAACGGTGTATCTTCAATAAAAATCAAACAAAATTATGAAACAGGTGATGAAATTTATATTAATTATTCTCATTATGACAATAAAATATTATACCAAACTTATGGCTTTTATGAAAAAGAACCAATTAAATATATTAAATTTAAAGTATCTTTTACTCCAACAAGTCCATTATCTTGTTATATCGATCAAATATTAAAACTAGAAAATATAGATCGCAATAAAATATTATTAACATCTCGTGCTCCATCTGGTCTTCTGATAAAGTATTTGAGAATTATAAGTTTATCTATTTATGATATTCCTAAAATAAATGGAATTGTAAAAATAGGAGATAAATTAATTTCTGCAAGTAATGAGATTGTTGCTTATAAAAATTTATTAAAATTAATCAATGATTTAAAACAAAATGAATATACAGTTGAACGTTTTAATGATTGTCAAATGTTATTAGAAACTAGTAATAATATTGTTACTAAAAATTTAGCCCAAATTATAACTAGTGAATATGAGGTCATTAAGAACTGTATAATTTGGGTTCATGCAAATTGGATGGCAAAATTAGAAACTCCTATATTAACTGATATAATTAATTTTATATCAGGTCTGGATATAGAATAATTTCAAATAATATATGTAAATTTTATATTATAACTATATAATATAGTTACAATATAATGGATAATTCTAGTAAATCTATAAAAAGAGATGAATTAGGTAGAACTAAGGAAGAATATCTTGAATTTCTTAAAAATTTAGGAAATATTGAAGACCAACAATTAGATAGTCAGATATTACTTTCTGGTAAAAATTTAAGACAACCCTTTGAAAATACTCAAGATTATGAAGTTGCTGAATTTCATCATGGAATACGAAATACGGATTTTCTTAGTGCTCAAATTTTAGAATTTTATAGCGAGGATCCACGAATTAGGGAACATATAAATATGAAGAACTACGATACATTATACAAACTATGGAATTTAATGAGAAAAATATTGACAGATAAAAAATTTATAAAAAATTCAAAAATTTTGGCATATTTACGTGATATGAAAATAAATTATATACAATATGAGTTAACTAAAGCTGATATAAGTATAGTTCAAGAAGATTGGCAAAGATTAGAAGAACACTTTAATTACAAGGCAAATGTATACCAATTTTATCCAGATATAATTCAAAAAGACTTTTATGAAAAATTATATAAGAAAAAAGAATTTTATATGAATCGTCAATTACCAATTGATATATCTAAATTTGATGATATCCAAAAAGAGTTATGTCCAGGTGAAGATACTAATTTTAAATTACAAACTCACCAAAAATTTATGAAAAGTTATTTATCAGTTAATACACCATTTAATGGATTGCTCATTTTCCATGGAACAGGTTCTGGTAAAACATGTTCATCTATTACAATTGCTGAGTCTTATAAAAATCTAATCGCATTAAGTAGTAAAAAGATAATGGTTATATTAGCAAAATCAGTGAAAAGTAATTTTATTAAAGAAATTCATGATATTACAAGAGGATATAATCAATGTACAAGTTCTGAATATTTAAATTATGATTTTTTTACAAATACAGATAAAAAGAAAAAAAATGTCATATCTTTAATTGATAAGTATTATGATTTAGTGACATTTGGTACATTTAGAAATACTATTGTAAAAAAATTATCCAAATATGGTGTCAAATATGATGTTAATAAAAATTTACCAGATGATTTTGTTAATTGGATAGATTTAATGTTTTCTGATAAAATAATTATTGTTGATGAAGTTCATAACTTAAAAAAATATAAAGATGATCACGGCCAAGATCTTGAAGATGAACTGTTAAATAAAGAAGAAGATTATGAAGTTGATAGTACAGATGATATGGATATAGTAAATAATGAGGATTTGGATACATCATATTTTAAACCTTATCATGCTTTAGAATTAATTTTAAAATATGCCCAAAATGTGAAATTAGTTTTATTAAGTGCAACACCTATGTACCATACACCAATTGAAATTGTATCTATTTTAAATTTATTACTAATTAATGATAAATATAGTAGAATAGATCCTAAAAAAGTATTCCGTGGTTTAGAATTAACAGAACAGGGAGAAAATATCTTAAGAGTAACTTCTCAAGGATATATTTCTTATTTAAGAACTGAAAGTCCATTTACATTCGCAAAAAGAAATTACAAAAATTCTGTTCCAATTCATGAGTTTGTTAATAACAAATTGAATATTTTGAATAAAAAATACAAATTAAATAAAGAAATTTTTAATAACGATTATATAAATCCAATAAAAATTGTTTCTTGTCCAATGAGTACTTTACATCAAAAATTTTATACAACCAATTTGAGGAATCAAATATCTCTTAGTAAAATAATTGAATATGGAAATGTAGCTAAAGATAATCCAGAAGTTATTAGTGATAATCAATTTAAATTAAATGGATTAGAAGGTTTATTGGATCTAGATAATAGTATTTCTCCTAAGATAGGGGCATTAATTTCAAATTTATTAACTAATGTAAGTAGTGGTACAAATTTTTGTTACAGTTGGTATGTTAGTAGTGGAACATCTATTATTGCTAGAGCACTTTTAGAAAATGGAATAGAAATGGCAATGTATAGTAGAAGTGAAAAAAAAATAAGTACTGCAGATCAAAAATATATGAAACAAGTTCTAGGTGGTAAAAAAGTTTATAAACAACCAGATTCGTCTAAAGTTTTAGGATATGATGGTAAAACTAGAGAACAATGGAGAAAAGAAGGTAGAATTTTAGACTTCATATCAATGAAATTTTCTTATATTGTTGGTAAAATAGAAGAAGATGAAAGAGATAATTTAATCAGTTCTTTTAATTTAGATAAAAATAGAGATGGGTCTATTATTAAAATTATGGTTGGTTCTGGTGTTTTTAAAGAGGGTATCAGTTTAAAAAATGTTCGTCAAGTTCATTTACTTGAACCATGGCATAACCGCTCACGTATAGAACAAGTTATTGGAAGAGCTTTAAGACATTGTTCGCATAAAAATTTACCAAAGAAGGATAGACAAGTGGATATTTATCAATATGCAATTACTTATAAAAATATGGATAATATCGAACCAAATATTAAACAGTTTTTGAAATATAAATTAAAACATTTTAATGAGCCATTAATTAAAAATCCAAAAATAATAACAGGTGAATTTGCTAAATTTAATATTTTTAGTTACGATATCATCATGTATATGCGGTCTCAAATTTTAAATAATTTAGTTTTAGATGTAAAATATATTTTACAAGAAACTGCAATTGACTGTTTATTTAATAGAGAAATAAATATAAATACCTTGAAAGAAGAAGAAAAATATGATTGTTTTAAATCATTCAAACAAAATGAAGATGGCGAAACAGAAATACAATATTTTAAAGAAAATGAATATAATTTAAATGAAGAGGAATTGGATTATAGTACTTTTGATGAATTTTTTTATGAACCATACATTGTATTTGTAATTAATGTATTAAAAAAAATATTTGAAGTAGAAAGAACTACTTATACTCTTACATTTTCAAAAATTATACAAAATCCAGTTTTTGATGATGATATTTATTTTGAACAAAATAATTTTATAATCCGTTCAGCATTATATAGATTAATACCAGAACATGATGTAGATCTTAGAACATTTCAACATATTATTGGAAAAAAGATTGGAAGAAATCGTATTTATGGATATATATTTGGAAGAGAAACTTCTGATGGTGGATTATTTATATTCCAACCATTTGAAGATCAGGATTTTCTTAAAACTGGTGCAAAATTAGTAAAACGTTCTGATTTTGAACGTTCTCCTATGTATGAAAAAATAGAGTTTGAAAATTTAACACCAATTTCAATGCCATTTACTAATATTAGTTCTAATCTTCGTAAAAAATTTGAAGAAATTATAAAATCTAGTAAAAAAGGAAAGAAATCAAGTGCTACATCAGCATCCAAAGGTAGAAAAGTCATGAATGCAAATGAGTTTATTAAGGAACGTGATGTTTCATTAACAGATGATAAAGAGGCAGATAAAAATGCAGAATTAATTGGTTTAATTTTAGATGTATCAGATTTATCAAAAATGTCACCAAATAATTTATGGGGTGAAAAAGGTTATCATTTATGGTTAAGAGAAAAGGTTATGATATGTAAAAAGGGTAAACGGAGTAGTATTGGTCAATTATCTACTTCATTTAGTGTTACAAATTTTCAATGTATGTTTAAAGATTATATTTTGATTCATAAAATTGATTTAAAAAAAATTATTGAAATGATGATAAAAACTAAAAATGAAAGAGCAATTACTTTTGCAAAAGATATTGAACAATATCCAAGTTTTGAAAAATGGTTTGATGATAGATCTATTAAAAATAATAGAGACAAAAATACTCCTGCTGTAAAAAAATTGGATTATGCCAATATTATTTATATTATTTTCAAATATTTTGAAAAAAATAAAATAGGTAATAGTATTTGGATTAGAAGATTATATTAAATATAGATTATGTTGTAAATAAGAATATAAAAATGAAGATATATATATTAATTAAGAATAAAGTTTATTACTAATTAATATTATATCATGTCTAAAATAAAATTAGATGAACTTATCTCAATTTTAAGAGATAATTATTCAAAAAATAAAGCATATTATGAGAATCTTTTTTCAATATTGTATTTTACAGATGAAGACTTTATTAAAGAAAATTTTTTAAAAAACCGAAATATTTTTCATAAACAAACAACTAAACGCACAGTCAAAGTGTTTGACATCATACCACACGATAAATATGTTTATACTATGAATGTATTTAAAAATATTTTTGGAAAGGAGTTTATTAAAAGTAAGCCACTTTTATTTTTAGATGCTTTCATAGTTTGTTGTGGTGATAAAGCAATCAATAATTCAACCGATGTTAAAAAAATTTTGCGCAAAAAATTATTAACTGATTTTGATACACAAGAATTATATAAAAAATTTGAATGTCGTAATCGCTCTGGTTTTACTAGAAAGAAAGTTCGTGCTCTTTTTGAAAATTATAATAAACAATTAGAACAAGAGGATAACCCCCTTTTAATTCGTTATTTATGTGACTATTTTAACATGAATATTTGTATAATACTTCCGGAAGAAAAGGATATCATATTCTATTCTCCTAGAGATAAATTTTCTATTTATTACCCAACAATGGTTCTTGAAAAACATAAAGATAATCAATATCAATATTTAATAATGACAAATAAAGAAACAGTTTTTACTTCATCGGCAAGTTTTGTTTATAAATTATTAGAATATAAAATTAGTAAAG